GTTCTTCGTTGCGATATTGACGATCACGACTGTATGCACGTTTCAAAAGAAATATATCAAACAGGATTAGTTAGTCTTAGCAAGATAGAAGCTGTCAAGTCTTTATTAAGAAATCCGGATGATCTTGTTGTCGTGGACTCTGCTGCTCTCGACTTAATAAAGAGTTTAAGAAATGCTGGCGTCAATGCTGTTGGAGTTAAAAAGACGCCCGGTAGTATTAACTTTGGCATCGATCTTGTTCAAGGACGACTCAAAGGTTGTCCCATCTTAGGACGTCCTAAACTAACGCTGTCTTACGAGGTTCCAAACTTAGCTTCAGAGTTTTTGTCTTACATTAGAGGTAAGAGGGGCGATCGCTTCGAAGATAATCCAGTAGATAAAGATAATCATGCTCTCGATGCTTTGCGATATGTTTGTATGCATATCGAGCGTAGTAAAGGTTTGGGCGTATTTTCAATGGGCGGACCAGCGGAAGATGTTACAATTGATGAGTCAACTACTCTGGTTATTGACTTTGGTCGTACGAAGGGACTTTCGATAGAAGGTCGTTATAATGACTACTTAACAAATGGGTTTGGAGATTAAATGTTTAACAAAAAAGACAAGACCCAAATCCAAGAAGAAAGTCCCGAGCTAATAGCTAAGGGATTATTTCGCGGGTTTGAGATCAACGAAGAGTTTGCTGCCGCCTCGATCAGATCGCAAGAACGGATTGATAACCGTTTCATCGGAGATATAAGAGCCAAGGACATTCTTGAGAAATCAATAGGTCTGATCGATTTGTACGCTCGGAAGAATGCTTATGCTGCGAGTCAGCAAAAGATAAGACTTTACCGCAAGAGTAGCAATACTCCGACTTCTATTATTAGTAAGATGATGAGGGCTGGTAAGCTTGGTCATAAAGCAATGTCATTTGCGACTGATGGCAATGTAGTCGAGGTTACAAATAGTCCTGTGCTTGATCACTTGGCTCGTCCTAATCCAGTGTATCCAGGTCAGTCATTAGAGACTGCGAGTTTTTATTATCGCTTCCTAACAGGCAATTCATATCACTACATGGATGCGGAAAGTAATAGCGGACGCATAACCGAGTGGGTATTGCCTTCTCAGTTCGTTGCCATCACATATTCTCCCGTCAACTTGATTGATAGTTATTGGTTTGGACGTAGCGAAAATAATCAAGTCAAGTACGATCCTAATGATATCATACATTATCGTAACGGCTCAAGTCGAGATAATCCTCTCCTCGGTCAAGGCGATATCGAGCCTTTATTAAGAGAGGCTGAGTTAATGAGAGTTAATCTTAATCACGATATTTATCTCATTGAGAACATGAATCGGCCTGATGGTATTTGGGAAGTAAACGCTAATACAACTGACGAACAGATTAAGTCTGCATATAAAGAGCTTGATAAGAGATCAAGAGGTTGGGCCAAGTCTGTCAAGCCATTTATTTCTCGCGGGATGAAATATCTTCCTGTTTCGCACAATCCCAAAGACCTTCAGTCAATCGAGAAAATAAACCTTTATGAGAAACGTTTACGCTTTGCCTTTGGTATTCCTGAATCAATGGCAGACTCAAATTCCTCAACATACGCCTCTGCATTGATTGCATCCGAAGAGCATGGCAGATGGATTTATGGCAAACTGCTGGAAGACGCAGCTTATAAAAGCGAGTATTTGTTACCATTCTTCGGCCTTGATCCTGAGGAGTATTGCTTCGTTTACGATTCGCCATTAACTAACATCGAGCAAGTTAATGAAGAAAGACTCCTTGCCTTGCACGAAAAAGGTATTATAAGTTTGGATGAGGTAAGAGCAGAGTTAGGTTATGGAGTAGCACAATGATTAAGAAACAGTTACAAATTTACGGCATGCGTTTTAAGTCAGTCGTCGATCCTCACGATCAGTCTAATGATTATTGGGCCATCGCCACAACTAATTCAGTGGACGGCGATAACGAGATCATGCTTGCTTCTGGCGCTGACTTAAGTTATATTGAGAAGAACAAGAAGTTGTTCGTTGATCATAAGTATGATGTTGATAACGTTGCCGGTCATATTAGGGCGTTTAAACAATATCCCTCAAAAGAAGATCATACAGGTTGGTCAATACGTTTCAAGTTATTAAACAATCCCATCGGTAATACCTGCAAAGCTATAATTGAAGGTTGCGGATACATGGGTTTATCAGTTGGCGCTAAGGCAATCGAATCCGGTCCATTAACGTCCAAAGAGAGGGATATGTATGATCCTCTTGGCAAAGCAAAGCTTATTCATCGCAGATGGGAATGGGTTGAAACGTCGCTGACGGCAGTACCTGCCAACGTAGACAGCCAGACACAAAAGGACATGAGTAAACTCTTTTATCATAACATTGACGATATGTTAAGTAATAAAAGCGTGACAAAAGAAGGTTTAAAACAGATAGGGATTGAAGTTCCTATTAAGACAAAGAAGATATTCATTTTTACCTGACAAACTGATCGTGTTCTTTTGGCCCGTTGCTGAAAGATAATCCTAAAGTTTGAATCGTAGTCCAGAAAGTAATAGGAATCTATTATGCTCAATAAAAGTATGGTTATTAAAGCTCTGACCAAGCAAGGCTTTTCTGGCGACGAAATGCTAGAGAACGTTTTGGCTTGGATGGCAGAGAATGGCGTCGAACTATTCGATGCTGACGGCGCGCCAATTGATATAGCAGCGGTCTTTGCTGTTGCGAACGAAATGCCCGTCGAAGAAGTCGTCTCTGAAGAAGTCGAAGAAGTTATAGAAGCTTCGATGGATGACGAGATGGTTGAAGAAGAAGTCCTTGATAAGATGGATGACGAGAAGGTCGAGGAAGAAGTCCTCGAAAAATCATTAACATCTAATAAGGAAGTATTTACTGTTAAGTCTGTTAAAGCAAGTCCCATCACCTCAGTTATAAAGTCAGGAAAGTCTCAAATGATAAACCCACGCAAACAAGCTTACAACCAGGCAGCTATTAACAAGACCCGGTTTGGTCGTAACGTTCCCATCTTCGCCGATTACGATCAGGCAGAGTATGTCGGAGCAACGGCTCGCCTCTCCCTTATGCACGGCAAGAATTACGCTCAGCGTCTAAACGACGAGGCGATTACCAAGACCGGCACGACCACTGGAGCGACCTACGCCGCTCCGCTCATCGTCGAGCAGCTTGCGCCCGAAGTCATCGATGCTCTTAGCGATTTCGGCGTTACTCGCTTGCTTCTTTCCGTTCGCAATCAAGCTAATGATGTGCAGGAGTATGCAAGAGGCATAACTGATCCTGTGTTTGCGGTCGTCAACGAAGCTGCTAATATCACCGAAGGATCCATGGCGTACAACAGAGTTCAGGTTACTGCTCAAAAGCGTGCCGCTCTGCTCGCCATCTCGTCCGAACTTCTCAACGACGCAGCGTTTAGCGTTGCCGATGAGATCTTTTCTCGTTTTGGGCGGGGCCTTGCCCGCTCCGAAGACCTTGCGTTGATCACTGATATCCACGCTCGCATAAGTCCTGTTGGCGGCGTCCTTGCTCAGCACAACGCAGGCGCAGCAAACTGGGGAGCAATCGATGCGGACGACATCTACTCAACGATTGGTAAGCTTTCCGGTCGGGCTCAGACCGGCGGAAACGTTAAGATTCTTTGCTCTCCTCAGTTTAATGCAACCGTATTACGTCGTATATCTGCAGGAGCAGGCGGCGTAACGATGGGCGAAATAACAAGAGGTTCCGGGCAAAATAACACCTTCGAAGGTTATCCCGTCATCCTCAGCGACTTGATGCCTGCTACATGGTCCGCAGGCTCTACGCTCGCTGGCTTCCCCATGTATGTTGGCGACTTCGACTTAGGTTGCAAGTTTGGCGTTGTAACCAACTCCACGCAGATGACCTCCTCCGTCGATGCCGGTTTTGTTGCAGACGAAGTTCTCTTCCGCGCTGTATCTCGCTTCGGAGTAACTTCCCACGACGTTGGCGTCAATGCCACCGCCGTCTCTAACATAACAGCCGTTGCCGGTCTTCGCAACAACACCTAATATTACCTTTCAGATCCAACCGTTTAATTACGGTTGGGTCGTTTTAATTAAAGTTCATTACAAAGGAGACAAGATGTATTTAGTTAAGTTTTTGAAGGATACAAGTTACGGCCCTAAAGGATTGACAACCACGATAGATAGTGTTAAGGGCGATCAGTTAATAAAGAATGGCAAGGCTAAGCTAGTTACAGATTTGTCAATTGATCTTCCCGTCAAAAAAGTAATCAAGTCTGAGAAATTAAAAACATCTAGAATACTTGATCTGGAGATTAGTAATGAGTCTGAACCCGCATAATAGTATATTTCAGTATGAAGATTACGCATCTTATCGTGGTCTTGTTGTGGCAGACGTTCCAATGGCTCAATTCGCGCCAGCATTTGCTTCCGTCATCGAAGCTATCCAACTTAATA